GAGATCAGTTATCTTAACTTTAATATCGCTTGCTTTATCCTTCAGTACCGTATTCATAACAGTAAAGATCTTAATATCTAATAGATCCTCAATCACCTCACGTCTATGCGCGGCAGGTAATTGCATGAAAGGTGTAAAGGAGGCAGATCCCAGAATAACAATCTGAGTAAAAGACTTATAGTTTAACTTTAATACTTGATCTTCTAAGTACTTCTGATAGTCTCTTGCAGCGGCATCCTGATTCAATAGCTCACCATTAAGATATATCTCGAACACGGTTGGCTTACCCCCGCGACATATCTTATACTCCTTACTACCAATAGTAAACTCAACCTCTACCAACATGTTCTTACCATTGATAGAGTTAACCAACTGAGGCTTATTAATATTACGGAATGGTTTATTGAATAGGGCAAAGCATAGCGCGTCTAGAATAGTAGACTTACCTGCCCCGTTCTCACCTACGATTAATGTAGTAGGTGACTTATCAAATTTAACTTCTGTAAATTGTGCGCCAGTTGATAGGAAGTTTTGCCATCTTATAACTTTAAATTTAATCATGCTTCTTCGTAGTTCTGCGCTTCAACATATAACGTCTTCATTAACGTTTTAATACGATCTTTATCTGCTTCTGTATCTAAACTATCGACATACTGTGACAATAAGGTAACAGTATCTTCTAAGTCTATCTCTTGGTCACCCATTGCATCAGCTTCAAACTCAGATAAGTCTTCAATAATTTTTAACTCTAAAGGATTAACCTTATACAATCTCTCAATAAACTGATCGTACTTATAGTAATCTTTTTTATTAACAACTATTAACTTAATGTGCTGGTTAGCATACTGACTTACATCAACAGTAGAAGGATCTACTTTCTCATCGTCGTAATAGACTTTAGAAAAGATCGAAAACGGGTTCTGAATAAAATCCAACGTTCTCTCACTGGTGTCGAATATATGAAAGCCTCTAGGGTCTTCGAAATCCGCCCAGGTAAGCTCATAAGGATTTCCAAGATAGTTAATGTTCCCATTACTACTACGGTGATGAAAGTGTCCAGAACAAACCGTATCGAACTTCTCAAATATCTTAGGATCAAATCCTTCATCGTTCTCGTGACCTTTATACATCTGAAAGCCTGCGATCTCAAAATGCCCGAACAGCACCTGGGCATCGGTAGTCTTAATAGCTTCCATACTCTGATTATAATTATCTGTGCATATCCATGGCATCATGAATATCTTAGACCCATCATCGAATACTAACTCAGAAGGAGTATCAATAACATTGAACTCATAATCCTTGAGCAATAGACGAGGAGAGTTAACGTCATTAGTATTCTTAAAAAAGGTATCGTGATTACCTACAATCATATGTAGTTCGATATCCCTTTTCTTAATTTCGTCAAAAAAGTAATTACGACAAGAAGACAAGGTATTAAAATTGATATACTTACGGCGATCGAAACAATCACCAAGGTGCACAATATACCGTATACCCCTTTTATCAATCTCAGGGAAGAAGACTTCCTCATAAAATCTCCTAAAGAAATTATCAAAGGGGATACTATCCGAGCGGGCACCGAAATGAGTATCGGTTACAAGCGCTATTTTAGTCATTACCAATGCCTTATGGTGTTAGCTATAATAAAAAAACATGTCACTATATGTATAATGACCCAGAAGGTTTTAAAGAATAAAGCAATACGAGCCTCCCGGAGAGATAGGATAGGTACATCAGGTCTATCACTATCGGTGCTACCCATCAGGTGCCCGGTTGCCCGCGCCCAAATTTTCTCTAGACTATTCAATTGTTTACTTTAGCTCTCTTGCTTCTTCTCTCCAGGGAGCCAGACTTACCAGAGGGGTAAGAGCTAAGATTACAGCTAATTTAAATAACGTAGAACCCGATACAATTCTTGCAATAGCTTTATTAATATCCATAGGATCTCCGCCTAGTAGAGGAGGGATAAAGACAAAAGCAAACAGAACGAATATAATAGCATCTACTGGAAGACTCATCAAATTGCTGACAAAGGTTCTAGACCAACTACCCCAGTCCCGATCCCATAACCTTTGATATATCCAAGTATTAACCCATTGTGATGCAAGGGTGGCAATCTCTGATCCAATTACAATACCCAGGCTCATCTTAAACACAGCATCAAAATGAACACTGGGTCTAAATTCTGGAGCAGGAATAAAGGTCATAGCATACATAAATGCTGCAACAAAAAGATTTAATCCAACCCCTATTAGAATAGTTCGCTGTACCACAGCAGCTCCGGCAAGCTTATGCAACATATCCCGAACCACAAACACTACAGCAAATAAAAGAGCACCGGCAGGGGTAACTACCCAACCAAAGTCTAAAAACTTTGCCGCAGCAAAGTCAGCCATCGTCATGGCCATAATTAAAGTAGCTGCAAGCCCTATAATCCAATATAGAGTAGTATTATCGATTGACATTAACGGTCTCTCGATATAACGATCATGTAATGCTGTTGTCATAATATTTCCTAGTTAAATAAATCTTCATCCCACTCACGATGACCTTCTCTGAATGCCATATTAGACTGAGTCTCTCTCACCTCAACTCTATAGCACCAAAGCCGGCCGGCTTCACCGGGGCCCCAATAATCAGGTATATATACCCCGTTAACAAATTTATATAATTGATCTGCTAAACCTTCACATCCAAGTTTTGGAAGAATAGTTAGTTTAGCCATGTTTTTTGCTTGTAACAATTTATATGTTTCTAGTTCAGGATCATCTTCGGCTACTAATAGCGTATGATCAAATTGACTTTCTAACACTTGCTTTAAATCCTTTAGCCCCCCGTAATCAGCCGCCCAATTACGAACATCTAAGTTATCGGTACCAAAGTAAAACTTCATACTGAATGAATAGCCATGAATTAAATTGCAATGACTATCGGCTCTCCATTGACGATATGCGCAGGGAAATGAATCGTGGTACTCTTTGGTACTGGTATACTTGTAAACTACTGGTTGTAATGACATGCTTGTTTCTCCTATGTTAATTAGCATAGGCAGCAGAGTTTATATTGCGGGATGACGCCGAAGACCGCATTGTATTATGTATACTTTTTATCGTGTTCTTTACCAATACCATAACTACCATCGTACATCTTAAGCGCTTCAGCATCAAAAGACAAATACTGACCTACCCTCGTACCTTGCTTAATGCGCGCGACGCCAGTCGTAACATGAAGTACCCCGGCCATGACACCGTGATAGCCAGAATCATAAAGACCTGAAGTAATAAAACAACCATTGCGGTTAAGAGTGCTACGAGTAATGACCCAACCAGCCTCCCCTTCGCCCACATGGATGACGTTTTCCATAACGATCTCATAACTCCCCGGGTATAACGTAAAATAACCTTCTCCGTCTGGATTGAGTTCCGTAGAGCCTCTATGCTTTTTGTGATCATTGCTTACCTCAAACACTTCATTATTAATTTGAAATACCTTACCTAAACGTAGATCTACAGCATTAGGTTGAATATCTCCATCAACAACATTGGTAAGCTTAGTCCTACTACTTTCCCCCATCACGTGCTTCATACTAAAGGGTTCTGAATATAATTTATATGTAACTGTCATGCATTCTCCGGGATGTAATATGGATTCTCCATTGTCTGAAAATAAGCAATAGGAGATATTTGTTTGTACTTAAGATTAATTTTAAATACTTTATTAGGTGGTAGCGATTCTGTAAACTCAACCTTAGTAGATGAAAAGTTTAAATCTTTATCGTAGAACATCGGTGAGATTTCATTCCTGAATACAAACAACTCACCGCTATTATACATGATACAGGCAAAAGTGCCATCGACTCTGGATAATGCACTCCAGCCATAGTTAAGAACTTGCTCAAGTAACCATTGAGTATCCCATGTACCTTCTGATAAGTTCTTTTGCTTAATAATACCATTATGCCATAGCATACAATCTCCATATACTGCCGGGTGAATGTTATTGGCATTAGTAGTTGGTGCCTGGCTATGAGCAATATAATACTTGTTATCACCTTGAGCAAGACCTGTAATAAGACCTTCAGGCATCCTATCTCTATCTTGCATCATTGTATCTAATCGTACCTTATGCTCATCGAACGAAAACGCGGAAAGGGAGTAACTTAACTCCCCCCTATAAGCATTCAATCGATATAGATCGGTCAGTTTATTCTGACTAAATGAACCAGTTATTGCGCACATGTTACACCTTCATTTTTCCGATTAGGTCTTGCCAAGGGATTACTTTAGAATACTCTACAGGATCATTATAACCTATTTTAGCAAAATTGGCAATACGCTCGGAGCAACTAGGACACTCCCCACATGAACGATGTTGTGCATCTGGGTTGTAGCACGTCATAGTAAATGCCGTCAGCATAAAGTTACCATCTAGTTCTTGTAAGATCTGTAACTCATCGTACTTAGATAGTTGACTAAACGGTGCAGTAAGCTTAATCTTAATAATACGGTTTTCAGATAACAGATCATTTACTTTATCTACCCAGCGTTGTGTCGTATCGTGGTAACCATACTCATCGTGTACCTGTAACCCGCAGACAACAGTATCAACGTTCTGGGTCTCTGCAAAAGCAGCAGCAATAGACATCAAGATCATATTACGGTTAGGTACATATGTCTTAGGACGAGGATCACCCAGAACGTCTTTAATGGTAGGCATAGCCATATCGGTATCAACATTAGCAGAAAAGCCTTTACTGATATCACCTAGGAAAGAGGCATCAACGACTCTATGCTTAACCCCTAGTAGGTTAGTAGACATTCTAGCCATCTCAATCTCACGCTTCTGCTTCTGACCGTAGTAGAAGGTTAGAGCCGATACGTTTTCTTTGCCATACTTCTGTACAGCCAATCTCATAGCAATGGTACTATCCATACCGCCAGATAGAATAACTACACAGCCGTCTACATCGGGCAATAATGCCAGCGCTTCACTTGAAGTCATCATGTTTCTCTTTCAATTCTTTTTGAATACGGTGAATATAAACTACTGCATCCATCAGCTCTTCTTTAAGATGCTGAATCCATTGCATTAGATCTAGATCGGTACGCTCGGTAGTCACCCCGTACTTGTCAA